CTTGCCAGCATTGCCGGTACGGTGGAGAAAGAAGAAAAGCCGGAGTTTGAGGTCATTAAGGAACTGATTGCCAAACTAGACAAACTGGATCGCCAAGAGCAGCCCATGCGGGTAGATGTGGAAGGCGATCATGTCACCGTTACAAAAGGCGACGATGTTGTGAGGGCTAAAAAATGATGACTATGATTAGTACGTTCCTGTCCTTCCTTGCGGGTGGACTGCCAAAGATCCTGTCTATCTTCCAAGACCGACAGGATAAGAAGCATGAACTTGCCCTTGTTGCCGCCCAGAAAGAGCGTGAATTGGCTCTGGCAGAGCGTGGATTCATCGCTCAGGCGCGGGTAGAAGAAATCAAACTGGAGCAGATCCAGACGCAGACAGCAGGCGAGGAACGCCAAGCCCTGTACCAGCACGACATGGAAATCGGCAAAGGCGCAAGTCAGTGGATGATCAATCTTCGCGCCAGTGTTCGACCGGTTGTTACCTATATCTTCGTACTGGAACTCGTTGCCATCAATATCGCCGGGGTTTGGTATGCCTACAACACAGGCGTCCCGTTTGCGGCTGCAATGGCAGAGGTATTTTCGGATGACGAGATGTTGATCTTGTCGTCAATTATCGCCTTTTGGTTTGGGACACAGGCTTTTGGCAAGAAGTGAAAGTCAGCGCCGCAGCCATCGACATGATCAAGCACCACGAAGGGGTGAGGACTAAGCCTTACCGCTGTCCGGCGCTATTGTGGACGGTGGGTGTGGGTCATGTCATCGATCCTGCCCATGCGGCGGTGAAGCATGAGGAACGCAAAAGTCTACCGATACCCACAGGCTGGGATCGCACCCTCACGATGGACGAGGTGGACCGGATACTTGCTCAAGACCTTGGTCGGTTTGAGCGTGGTGTGGTTCGACTTTGCCCTGCTTCTGTTGGCAATCAGGGAGTCTTTGATGCTCTCGTATCTTTTGCCTTCAACGTGGGTCTTGGCAATCTCCAGCGTTCTTCCCTTCGGATGAAGACCAACCGTGGTGAGTTCGAAGAGGCAGCAGAGGAGTTCCTGAAATGGACAAAGGCTGCTGGAAAAGTTCTTCCGGGATTGGTTAAACGCAGGCAAGATGAACGTGCGTTGTATCTATCTGGAGTTTCGTGATGCCATTGCAGAAGTTACAACTCCGCCCCGGTGTTAATCGAGAAGGCACTGATTACGCCAACGAGGGTGGGTTCTTCATCTCGGAAAAGGTCAGGTTCCGTGGTGGATATGCCCAGAAGATAGGCGGTTGGCAAAACATCACATCGAATGGAAACACCTTCGATGGGGTGTGCCGTTACATGTGGAACTATGTCAGTCTACTTTCGCAGAACATTTTGGCATTAGCCACAAACCAAAAAATCTATGTTGAACTGGGCGGTGTTTACCATGACATCACCCCGCTTAGGACGACAGTTACTCTGGGTGCTGATCCCATTGCAACCACTAATGGAAGCAAATTAGTCACCATTACCGCATCCACTCACGGCGCGACAGTTGGAACTTACATCAGCATTTCTGGTGCGACGGCTGTAGGTGGTATTACCCTATCTGGTGAATATGAGATTGTCGGTGTTCCTTCGGACAGCGCCTACACCGTTATTGCTTCAACTGCTGCGACCTCGACAGCGACAGGAGGTGGCGCTGCGGTGGTGGTGGCGTATGACATCAATTCCGGTCCTGCTGTTTCCACTTCTGCCATCGGTTGGGGTAGTGGTCCATGGGGTTTCGGAGGATGGGGTTCTAATACTCCTATTGGCTTGCCGATGCGCCTGTGGTCCATTATCAACTATGGCGATGATCTCCTCTTTGCAGAGCGAGACGGCGGTATTTACTACTGGACTGATGATACGGCTGCATGGTCTCGTGCGGTTACACTCAAAGCCAAGATTGACTCTGTTCCCAAAGTCGCCACTACAGCAACCTTTGCTTCGGGTGCTACAACCATTGTGGTAGCGGATGCGACAGGCATCAACACAGGCTCTGTCATCGCCGGTAGCGGCATCCCAACTGGAGCCTATGTCACCACCGCATGGACTGGCACAACGTCCTTGACACTCTCCGCAGCGACTATAGCCTCTGCAACGGTATCGGTTACTGCATCGTATTCAGGTCTTCAAGCACCCGATCGAACTTTGGTCATCAATTCATCGCCTGTTCGGGACTTCTTTATTTGCTTCGGTTCAAAGCCTTATAACCCAGTTGATTTTGTTACGGAATTCGACCCGCTTTTGATTCGTTGGTCTGATCAAGAAAACCCTTATGAATGGGTTCCGGAACTGACCAATCAGTCAGGCGAACAACGCATTACTAACGGCTCCATGATCATGGCGGCTGTCTCGACTCGTCAGGAAATAGCGGTATTAACCGATACTGCGATCTACTCGATGCAGTATGTGGGTCCGCCGTTCGTGTGGAGCATCAATCTCCTCGACCAAGACATCTCTGTTGCTTCGCAGAACTCTGTTATCGCGGTGAACAACTCCGTGTATTGGATGGGAACGGATAAGTTTTTCGTTTACAACGGACGTGTCGATACGCTTCCTTGCACTTTGCGACAGCATGTCTTTAGCACTTTAAATAGGTCGCAAATTTCGCAAGTGATGTGCGGAATCAATGAAGCCTACAGTGAGATCTGGTGGTTCTATCCCGGAACTGACAGTCAGGTAAATAGCCTCTATGTGGCTTTCAATTACCAAGATGGAACTTGGCACTACGGAAGTTTAAACAGAACTGCATTCGTTCAGCAGACTCTTCGGAACTATCCGATGCTGTCGATTAGTGTTCAAGAGTCTTATCTATCAGCAGACATCACTGACTCAGACACCACGATCACTTTACTCAACGCATCTTCGTTCCCCAATACAGGAACGATTGTAATCGGCAGCGAAGAGATTACTTATACTGGAGTCAGTGGTAACTCTTTAACAGGATGCGTTAGAGGCTCTAATAACACCATTGCGGCCTCGCATACGGCGTATTCGTCGGTGACTATGAAGGCTCCCAATCAGGTCGCGTTCCATGAGATTGGCTGGGACGATGTCTCGACTGGTGTGGCGCAGCCGATTACGGCATTCATCCAGACTTCAGACTTCGATATCGGAGACGGAGACCAGTTTAGTTTCGTTTCCAGAATCATCCCTGACGTGAAGTTCTTGGGTTCCAGCACCCAGACCCCGGCGGTGACACTCAGTCTCTATCCGCACAATTATCCCGGCGCTTTGTACGGAACCCCGGATGTTGATGCGGTACAGGCCACTTCCGTGTTACCGGTTCAGCAGTACACCGAGCAGGTCTATACCCGCATCAGGGGTAGGCAGTTAGCCCTCCGTGTGACCTCATCTGACCTTGGCGTAGCATGGCAGATGGGCGCGATGCGTTTAGACATTAGACCAGATGGAAGACGCTAATGGGAGTCATTTCTAATGTCGCCCCGCCGAATCTTCCGATTGCTCCACAGCAGTATGAAAGGCGCTATCAGGATCAGTTTTCGAACGTCTTGAGGCTGTTCTTTAACTCAGTTGCTAACAAGGTCAACGCACCAACCCCTCATGCTTCGTATTACGACACGACTACTCAAACCAATCCGGTAGCGGATGCGGTCAATCTGTTCACTTTCAACAGTGTGGTCAGTGAATTTCAAATTCAGAGAGGCATTCCTACTTCCAAGATCTATGTAGCAGATTCTGGAATCTACAATTTTCAATTCTCTGCTCAGTTAGACAAGACCGGCGGAAGTGCCAGTGCTGTCTTCATTTGGCCAAGAATAAACGGAGTCAATGTTTCTTACTCAGCCACCAAGATTGTTATCGATGGACCGAACTCAGAAATCGTTCCTTCGTGGAACTTCCTATTGCCATTAGTAGGCGGCGATTACTTCGAATTGGCATGGCAGTCTTCGGATACCAATGTGGTCATCCTGCAAGAAGCCGCATCCGGGAACATTCCAGAAATTCCATCCATCATCTTGACTGTTGAATGGATCTCTAACTACGAATCAGGTTCTGTATGATGACCTGTGACCTATTTATCTCATTGAAATTTAAACGCTGTTCAACCAGAATCCATGGAGCCGTGGCTCCCCGCAACCATAGGAGTTGCCATGTATAAAGCACCATACCAAGGAGTCGCGAACCAACTTGCCCAGTACGGGCGCTTCGGTGACTCGCAACTTGTACACATGAACCCGATTGAGGTTCAGATGTTGTCCAGTCTGTCCCCGACTGGGCAGTTGACAGTCAACCCTATGACTGGTCAGAAGGAAGCATTCCTGCCCTTCCTAGCCCCCTTGCTGGGGTCTTTCCTTGGATCATCCTTATTGACTGGCGCAGGCGCTGGTGTACTTGGCGCAGCAGGATTGAGTTCCGCCGCAGCCGGTGCAGTTGGATCAGGTCTCGCAACCGCCGCCGTCACGGGCGATCTGGAGCAGGGGATTCTCTCAGGCATCACCGGATTCGGACTGGGTCAGGCGTTTGGCGCAGCAGGCGATGCGTTGTCAAAGGCGGGTACGCAGACAGCCACCCAAGCCGCCACTGATGCGGCTACGACATTTAGCCCCGGCGCTGCGGCTTCGACCATGAATCCGTTGGCGGCAGATGCCACCCTTCAGTCCGCTCTGCAAAGCACACCCACCGCATTTGCTCCGGGCATGGCTGGCGCACAGATGGCAGCGGCTCCGGATTTCGCAGGGATTACAGCATCCCCAGCCGTTACTCCGCCTCCTGACCTAACTGCAATGCAACGGCTTTCCGCTCCGTTCCAACAACCCGGTGCATTCCTCAACCAACTTTCATCGCCCAGTTCATTCCTCCCAATGTACGTTGGTGAGACTGGCCGCATGGCTCGTGAAATGGAGCAGGCCGGTCGTGGCAGCATGAGGGATTACGAAGAACAGCAGGCTGCTGAACGTCGTAAAACCCTAGCCCAAATGGGCAATGTGTTTAACCAAGTCCGTCAAGCCTATCCGGGCGTGGGCTATGCCCAAGGCGGCTATGTAGATAGTTACGCCGTAGGTGGTGGTATTGAGAACGCCATCAGACAAGCGGCTATCAACGCAGGCTATGAAGGATCTAGCGGGTTTGCTGGTTCTCTTCCCTACGATATCCCTGACCCGAAGAATGTTCAGTTGTCTCTGCGCGGATCAGAATACGTTCCGCCCCCGGCAGCGTCTTATGCGGCGTTGGATGTAGGCGGAGAGGGATACATGCCCGGTATATCTGGCGAATTCCAGTATT